TAGAGCACAGAAACGTAAACTATCTTACTACAGTAATGTTTATGTTGTAAGTGATCCAGCACACCCAGAAAATGAAGGAAAGGTATTCCTTTACAAGTATGGTAAGAAGATCTTTGATAAACTTGTAGAAGCAATGCAACCTGCATTTGCTGATGAGACTCCACTTGATCCATTTAATCTATGGAAGGGTGCAGACTTCAAGGTAAAGATTAGAAAGGTTGATGGGTACTGGAACTATGATAAGTCAGAGTTCGCTGCACCTGCCACTTTAGGTGGACTTAATGATGAAGAGTTGGAAAACATTTGGAAACAATCCTACTCACTTTCTGAGTTTGAAGATAAGAAAAACTTCAAGTCTTATGAACAACTACAGGCAAGATTAAATCTTGTACTTGGTAAAGGTACACGACCTGCACCTGTTGTAGTTGATGAGTCAGAGGAAGAAGTTACACCTCAGAATTGGGGTAAGGAAGTATCAGAATTTAGAGAGAAGGCAGCTGCTGCTCCTCCTGTAGAGGCAGAAGACACCTTATCTTACTTTGCTTCACTAGCATCAGAAGACTGATTACAAACTGGCACAAGGGGGGTTACGACCCTCCTTTTTTATGCTATAATTATACTATAATCAAAGGAGATTTATGAAACTAGCACTTGCTGCGGCTCTTCTACTCACTTCAGTACCTGTTACAGCAGGTGAATATCAAGCAGGTTATTCACACGAGCGTACTTGTTTTAGAAGTGAGTATCGTGAAGAATATATTCCAGGTACAGAAGATGATCCTGGATATGTAAGATCATGGAAGGAAACTATTGAAGTTCCTTGTGAAGTTCAACCTCATAGGGATCCACATTCAAATGTAGGAAGATCACCCACCTATCGTAGAAACGTTACGGTATACGAGGAAGTAGATACTAATGATTGCAGTGATGGTAAAATTGCTGGTGGTCTATTAGGTGGTGCTGCTGGTGCTGCATTGTCTCAAGGAGATGGACGTTGGTGGGCAATCCCATTAGGTGCAGTGGTTGGTAGTGCTATAGGATGTGATGCTGCTGGCGGTTAATCTAAGTAAAGGAAACCAAAAGATATCCTTAAGAAACCCCCTTTATGGGGGTTTCCTCATATAAAATAGTGTGTAGAATTCAAAACAATCTAATGTCAGGTGACAATCTTCATGGTAATCAACCTTCTAAGTACTATACTAAACACGGAAAAGAAACATTAAACCAATATTGTGAAGCTTCTGTAGCAATGGATGATATTAAAGAATCTAGGTGGCACAACACTAATTACATACTAGAGATTGAAAGTATGTTTGTTAATGCACGGTACAGGACAGGTAGTGCAATGCAAGAATGATAATCTCATATATTATTCAACTTTTAGTTACAAAAAAACCCCGAAAAAAATTCGGGGTATTTTTTTGTCTGTAGGGTTTTTTAGTATCCTCCACTGCCAGAGTCGCTGCTGGTAGTAGTACCTGAACTACTTGTTGTGGTTGTAGATGTGGTAGTTACTGTAGTACTAGCAAGAGATTCTATAGAACTTGGAGTGCTACTAGTAACAGCAGTACTGGTTGATAGTGCATCTGCAACACTCTGAGCAACTGTATCTGCTGCTTTTGCTGTAGAAACAACTGCTATACTTCCAGTAACAAATCCAACATTATCTAAGAATCTTGATGCTATATTATTAGGAGTTAATTTATTGTTTGAATTATCTAATTCTACATGAGATTCATATCCAATTAAGTTTTCAAATTCTTCTGTCACTTTGTTTATCATTGTAGTATTTGGCATTAATATTTGTCTCTTCTTTTCATTTTCATAAACTTCATGTTCATAGTTTGTTACTGGATATATTGACTCTGTTTCTGTCTTAATTGTTCCATCTGGCATTGCAACACGATAACTTGAATTAACTATGGTACCTCTTTTAACATATTCTACTTCATCTACACCTTCTCCGATAGTAATCTTATTAGTTTCGTAATGGTGTACTGCATCTGGATCACTATAGATTGTATTAACATATTGACTTAGTTCTGAATCGATTTTTGGCCATTCTTCATACATGTCAATTATATTGTTTATTAAAAGTATTACCCAGTCAAGATGAGAATCACCATATACTCTATATGCTAGTTGACTAGGTGATTCACCAGTTTTTATTGTATAAGATTCAAATAATGAACCATATTCTTCTAGATCTTCTCTTACTTTAACTCTTCTAAAGAGGTTTTTAACAAGTCTATATTTAAATGATTCATTATCACCGATACCTTCACCAGCATATACATTTGGAAATTGACTGAAGTATGCCATATTAATATCCCTGATTAACGTCGTCTTTTGTTACTAGTTGTGCTTCTTGGAATGCAAGTTGCATTGTCACTGCTGGAACGTGTATTGCAGTTGGATTTCCTCCAGTTGATGAAGCATATTCATTTTGTATGTGTTTGAATGCATTATATTGTCCGTCTGGAGTGTAGTTAACACCTACTTGAGTAAGAACTGATATCTTTGTTCTAAAGTGAAGTGTTGGTGAAGACCAGTTACCATTAGCATCTGTTGTTACTCTTATAAATTTAATATCCCATTTGTCAGGGATTTTTAAGTATCTATTTTTTGATAATTCATTAAGAGCACCTTCAATTTCATCAGCTCGTTCACTACTTATACCCTCACTATAGCTACCCCTATCAGCTTTTTTGTCTGAATCAGTTGTTCCTGTTATCTGAGGTAGTGAACCTTTTTTAAAATAATCTATAATTCCTTTAATTTCTCGTGCTTCTTCTGGTGATCTTGCGAAAAGTTTAAATGTAAATGAATGACTTCTGAATCCTATTCCAGTAAATATTTGCTCTCTATATGGATTGAATATTCTTCCGTTGGTTAATGCCTGTAGATCATTAGCATCAAAACCACCACCAAGTCCCATGAATTGATTAGCACCTGAAATTCCACCAGCAACTGCTGAACTTATAAATTCTGGAGCAACAGCACCTGCAGCATCTTGTAATGCTTTTGCAATTTTACCAGCCTCACCTCCATCCTCTCCTTCTGAAGATTCATTAAGAGGTGTTTGTGATGCAATTTGTCCAGCCAACATTCCTAGAGTACCCATGTTTTTACCCTGATATCCAACTGAATATGCAGTTCCTAGTTGAGGAGGCATAGCAAGGTATACTCTGTCGGGATGAGTAATAACATTAAATTCATTACCAGGCATACTTAAAGCACCAGTACCAAACCCCTTGTCATTATCAGAGTAATTCATTTCCTGCCTTTGGAAACAAACGTAATCGATAGCTTGCGTAGGAGATTCGTCTAGTGCTGCACCATTGCCAGGAACAGGTGTTTCATATGGGTACTTGTATATCGCCAACTTTTTGCCTAAATATAATGTGACCTCTATGTATTTATGCGTTATAAACAAGGAAAGTACATTCCTAGAGCTTCTCGTAAATATAAAGGTGATCCTCGTAATATAAATTACAGGTCATCATGGGAATATAAATTCATGCTTTGGTGTGATCAGACTCCTTCTGTACAAGAATGGGGGAGTGAAGAAATTATTATACCTTATACATCTCCTGTTGACGGTAAACGTCATAGATATTATCCAGATTTCTATGTAAAAGTTAATGGAAAGAAGTATATTGTTGAAGTTAAACCTACTAAACAAACAAAAGAACCTAAAAGACAAAAGAAAGTAACTAAACGTTATTTTACTGAAGTTGTTACATGGAGTGTGAATCAAGCTAAATGGAAAGCAGCAAAAGAATTTTGCAGAGATTACGGCATGGAATTTATGTTAATTACCGAAAAGGAACTTAAAGTATAATGGCTATTAAAAATAAAGCATCAGCAGTATATCCCTCACTTCAGGCGTTTATATCATCTGCAACTAGTAAGGATAATTCACCATCCTTGACTAACTTATGGTCATTGCATTTTACTACACCTAAAATATTACGTCCATCTGGTGCTGTTAGTGGAGGAAATTTACAGGCAGAAGTTGGTGAGATGCATACTTTATTAGATTACTTTGCAGATACTGTAAACCTTCCAAGTAAACAAGTAACAACAGGATCGTTTAGATCTGTAGGTTCTGCTGTTAGGTATGCTACTGCAAGTACTTTTAGTCAGTTTTCAGTTAATTTTAAAGTTCCTGCATCACAGAAAACAAGGATCTTTTTCGAGAGATGGATATCTTTGATGGCAAATGATGCTAATCAATATACTGATTACTTTAAGCATTATACTGCTCCAGAGGTTTATGTATTTAAATGGGAAAGGGGAGGTGGTGATCCATTATTTGAGAATTTTATGGGACCATTAACTGCTGCCCAACAACTTGCATTTGATTCCTATTCAAATACTAGTAATAGAAATTTAAGAAAACATAGAATTACTTCTTGCTGGCAGATGCAGAATGTTTTTCCTTTTAATATAGGATCAATACAGTTGGATAACGCTAATTCTAAAATAATGACTTTACCAATTACTTTTTACTATGAACGCTATAGGTTCTTTGGTGAAGATAAGTTTGATGAGCAACAAGATGCATATACAATTACACTTCCAGCTGGTTTAGATGATATTTCAGCAGATTATACTTCAAATAATATAACTGTACAAGGTATTCAGACTAGTGTAATTAATACATTAGTTTCAAGTATCATAAATTTTCTTTTCTAATTCGCATATATAATTCGACTTTTAGTTCCCAAAAAGGCGGGAAAAAAATTCGGGGTATTTTTCGACCCTCAAGGTTTTTCCCTAAATAATAATACTGAATTGAATCCTATGGCATTACCTAAATTAAATGTACCTAAGTACAAAATGAAACTACCCTCTGATGGGAGAACGGTTAATTATAGACCATTTCTCGTTAAAGAGGAGAAAATTCTTCTTATAGCAACTGAGACTGGAGATCAGTCAAATATTATAACTGCTATTAAGGATATTATTAAAAATTGCACTGATATACAGGATGTTGAAAAACTTTCAACATTTGATATTGAATACTTATTCCTACAGATTCGTACTAAATCTGCTGGTGAAGAAGTTAATGTTATGATTACTTGTCCTGATGATGGTGAAACTCAAGTAGAAGTTAAAATTCCTTTAGACCAAATTAAAGTCAAAAAGACTAAAGGTCATAAGAAGGAATTAAAGTTATCTGATACTTGTATTCTTACTATGGAATACCCAAGTCTTGATACCTTTGTTCAAATGAATTTTGTTGAAGGTCAATCTGTTGAAATGGATCAAATATTTGGTATGGCAGCTGGTTGTGTAAAATCAATTTCTGATGTAGAGGAAGTTCATGATTGTAGTGATCTCCCTAAAGAAGAGATTGTTGAATTTTTTGAAAATCTTAGTAGTAAGCAATTTCAATTAGTTCAAGATTTCTTTGATACCATGCCTAAACTTCAACATACTGTTAAGGTAACAAATCCTAAGACTAGTGTTGAAAGTGATGTTGTTTTAGAAGGATTAGCTAGTTTTTTCGGATAGCCCTTCTTCATACAACTCTGCAATACTATTTTGAAGGTAATTTTGCATTAATGCATCATCATAAATGGAATATTGAGTATATTGATAATTTAATGCCTTGGGAGAAAGAAGTATACATTACAATGCTTGTTAACTTCTTAGAAGAAGAGGCAAAACGTATGAAAGAGCAGCAGAATAAAAATTAGTCAAGTGGCTACTAAATTAAAACCATATAAACTTGTTTCTATTGGAGGTACTACCACTAAGTCTCCAGAAGTCTCTGCTGCAAGAAAAACTACATATTCTATTAATAGACTTGGAGTAACTCTTTCAAGTATTAATAAAACAGTAGATGCTATTGCCGATAATGGACTTCTTGAATTAAAAGAAGAAGAAAAAGCAAGAAGAGTAGAACGCAGACAAGAAAGAAGGGAAAAAGATACAGCTGCTGAGAAATTACAGGAAAGGGATTTAAAGGACGTTAGTAAAAAGCCTAAAAAGACTACTGGCGTTAAGAAAGTTATTGGAAAGGATTTTAGTTGGTTAACTGAGTTATTGAGTCCATTGACTCAATTAATGCGATGGATTGCTAGTATTGCTATAACAAAAGAAGTTCTTGACTGGATGAAAGATCCAGCAAATACTGAGAAGTTAGAATTATTTTTACATAAACTTGCTTTTGTTTTTGAGAAAATATATAAATTTGCTTCCTGGTTAACAGGCGGTATAATGAATACCGTTGATCAGGTATTTGGTAAAGATAAAGAAATTGGAGAAAGAATAGCAGGATTTGGTAAGATTGCTCTTGCTATAGCTGGTATTGGTGGAATGGTTTCTGCCGTTAATTGGGGAAGAGATTTATTATTTGGAGCAGAGGAAGCAATACAGGCAGGTGGTGGACTTGGTGGTAGTCGTGGTGTTACTAAAGGAAGAGGTGGTTTAAAGAATTTAGGAAAAAGGACTTGGAGGAATTTCTTTAGAAGACCTAAGATAACAGGTACAACATCTAAACTAGGTAAAATATTCAGTCCTTTAACTGATTGGTTTAAGAATACTAAAAAGAAATTTGGATTTGGTACGAAAGTAACTGGTGGTATTAAACCAAAAAGTTGGTGGGATAATATATTTGATAAATTTAAAAAACCTAAGATAACTGGTAGTGGTACTAAGTCAGGACCATTAAGCGGTATAAAAAATTGGTTTGGTAAGACATTTGGTAACAAGGTAACTACTGGTTCTGGTGGTAATAAAAAAGGATTCCTTAGTGGAATTTGGGATTCTGTTAAAAAGATTAATATAAAAAATCCTTTCCAAGGTCTTGGTGATAAATTTAAAAAAATTGATTTTAAAAATCCTTTTAAGGATTTCAAGTTACCAAAAATTAATATATCAAATCCTTTTAAGGATTTTAAGTTACCAAAAATTGATATAAAAAATCCTTTTGCAGGTATTGATTTTGGAAAGCAATGGAATAAAGTAACAGAAGGAGCTGGCAGTGCTTTTAATTGGGCTAAGGAAGGTACACTTGATAATCTTGGAAAGATTAATAAATGGGGTGCTGATTCTTGGAATTGGCTTTGGACAGGTACGAAAAAGAATTTTGGAGTAGTTAAGGATGTAGTTGGAGAAGGAGTAACTGCTGTTAAAAAAACTGCTCAAAATGTTGGTGCTTGGTTTGATGATTTTATCAATGGTGTATGGAGTAATGTTGTAAAACAAGCAAAGAAATGGAGAAAAAAGTTTGGTGATGTAGTTGAATTAGTTAAAAATCCTGGTAAATTATTAGAAAAGGCTAAAGACGTTCTTGTAAAACCTATTACAAATAAGCTTAATAAGTTTGAACCCATCAAGAAGATGAAGGCTTTGGCTAATAACATTACAAAGCTTAAACCTGCTGATGTACTTAAGAAAGTTCAAAAGATTAAAGATTCACCTAAATTGGTGAATAATTTAAAGAAATTGCAAACTGGTCTTAAGACCGCTAAAAGTAGTTTTGGAAAATTAACTGGTTTTGATAAAATTATAACGCTCGTTGAAGGAGCGTTGATGTATTCATTAGGTAAACGACCTTTAATTAACGCCTTTGGAGTAGCAGGTGCTGGTATGCTTGGATATGCTGCTGGTGCAGCAGTTGGTGCTCCTTTTGGTGGTTTACCTGCTTTTGCTACAGGTCTTGCAGGTGGAATAATAGGTGAAGAAATAGGAAGATTTCTTATTAATAATGTTATTGCAAAAACACCATTAGCTAATATAGAAGATCCCATAATGAATGATGGGAGAAAACTTGTTGAACCTTTCATCTTTGGAAAAATATTTAGAGGTATTACTAAAACAGTTAGTAATGTTGTTAGTGGTGTAGGTAAGGCAGTTAGTGGTGTTGTTGAAACTGTTGGAAAAGTTGCACAGAATCCTGTAGTAAGAACTGTAGCATCGTTTATTCCTGGTGTTGCTCCAGTTATGACAGCAATTAATGCTGTTACAGCTCTTGCTAATGGAGATATTGGTGGTGCGATAATGAGTGGTATTGGTGCTGCTGCAGGTGGTGCATTTGACTTTGTGAATGCGGGTATTTCTGATGCTGTTACTAATTTTACAAATAGTACTATCGGTCAAGGTATTATGGGTATTGGACAAGGACTTATGTCTGGTGATATTGGTGGTGCGATAATGAGTGGTGTAGGTATGATACCTGGTGCTAATGATTTCGTATCGAATATAATGAGTAGTCCAATTGCAGAAATTGCAGGTAAAGTAATTGGAGGAGATCTTCAAGGTGCTTTATCTCAAGGTCTTGGCATGATACCTGGTATGGATAATATCATGCAATCACCTATAGGTGGTATTATTGAGGCAGTTCAAGGTGGTGGTGGTATTAAAGGCGTTATGCAAAGTCTTAATCCAATGGCTATGCTTGGTGGTTTAGCTGAGGAATTTGGATTAGGTGGTGCTGTTAATGCTATTATGGGTGGAGATTATAAGACTGCTATAACTTCATTGGGAACTAAACTTGGTATTGATCCTAAAGTTCTTGGTGTAGTAAGTAGTGCAAAATCACAATCATGGAGTCAAGAGGGTGGAGTTTCTGCAGAATGGGCATTCAACCAACAATTAGAGTTTATGCCAGTTATTATAATGTTGGAGAAATTACAACCAATGCCTATACCAGTACCAATAAATAATACACAACAGATAATAGTTTCTACCCCATCAACAGTAGTACAGAAAGTTTAAATGGCAACTATACAGAAGGGAGCAAAAATTAATTTTTATAAGTTTGTCCAGGTTAAGGAAACGGGCAAAGCTTCTGATGTCTCATCTTCTATTAATAAAAATACTGAAGGAGTTAATAATATAGGTGATACTGTAAATGGTATTGCTAAGTCAGTTAAAAGAATTAATGATATACAAGTTAAAAGATTAGAACTATTACAGGCTGAGAATAAGAAAAAATTTAAACCGCAGTATGCTAAGACTGATAATAAGGTTGCTAAGGGTTTTTTAACTAAAGTTTCTGAAGGTAAAGCACCAGGATTCTTAGAAGGACTTCTTAAGATGTTCTCTAGTCTCTTTAAACTTTTTATTGTTCTGCCAATAATGAAATGGATGGCAGATCCTAAAAATAAACAAGCAGTTGAGACAGCAGTTAAGGTTGTTACTTCTATTGTCAAATTTATGATGGCAATAGCCAAATTTGGTGTTACTAATGCCCTTGATGGTTTATATGGAATGTTATCTGAGGATACTGGATGGTTTGAAAAAGTATTCAGATTTGGTCAGGCAGTATTAGGAATAGGTACTCTTGTTTTAGGAATGAAGTATCTATTCAGACCTGATAAACTAATTAGAGACATTATTGGTAGTATTAGAGCACTTATTAGATTTGCTACTGGTGGTGGTGGTTTAGGAATGGGTAGAGGAAGAGGTAGAGGTAGAGGTAGAGGATTTGGTAGAGGAAGAGGTCGTGGACTCTTAGGATTGGGTACAAAAGTTGTAGGTGGTGGTCTTGCATTATGGGGTGCTAGTGAATTATTATTCCCACAACCAACTGCTGATGGAACCTTAGAAGGTAATCAAGATGCTTTAAATTTAAGACCACAAGTTCAACAGGATCCTTTAAAAGGAGTTTTTGGACCTAGTGATAAAGGATTTTTAGGAGTTGAAAATGGTAAATTAACGTTAATACAAACTCCAAAGGGTGATGATCAAGAAGATGCTTCAGCTTTTAATGATTTTATTAATAATAGGGGTGATTTAGATTTAGGTTCTTTAGATCCAGATGGAGAATTTGCTAAACTAGGTGATAATATTAGGGGTATTGATCAGACTCTTAAGACAATTTTATCGAAAAATGAATTACCAGACGAGTTTAAACCTGCTCTTCAGGAGTTTGAAAATAATTTATTGAATAGTGATATTGCAAAATCATTAAAAGAATTTAGTGGTATATTTGAAGGTCTTAATAATAGTGATTTTCTTAATAATAGAAAGGGATGGAAAGAAAGTGGTGGATTTGCTGGTATTTTAAGTGCTTTTGGATTAGGTGGCAAAGGAGGTGAAAAGCAGCAAACAGTAAGAGAACAAGGAAAACAAGGTGGTGGATTTTTAAGTGGTCTAGGTAATTTGTTTGGATTAGGTGGTAAAAAAGAGAAAACACCACCACCAAAGATGCAAAAGATAACGTCAAAGCAAGACGTTAGTGGTAGATTTGATATGAAGAGTGGGAAGGCATATATTAATGGAAAAGAGGTTTCCACTGATGAATATATGCGGTTCTTTAATATGTCTCCTAAACAGAAATTGGACACATATGGTGGTGGTACTAGTGGTATTGAGAACTTTTTAAATAAACCTAAAAAACAGGAGAAGAGTGGTGGATGGTTAAGTAATTTATTT